TCAGTCGCTGTCAGGCAGATAGAAGAAGGCCCCACTGTGTGGGGCCTTCTTTGCTTTGGTCGTCGGCGAGTTATTCAATGATGGGCGAGAGGGTGGTGGCCAACTGGCCGGCCTGCTGAAGGTGCTGGCCTGACTGGGTGGCAGGCTGCCAGGGTGGATGTGGCTGGCCGTGGTGGCGGCCAGTTGTTCCACTACCTCCATCAGCTGCAACAGTAGCCGGAAGATGTTCACGCTGTCCGTGCCCATCCACGAACGGGGCGCCTCGAAGTGCTGCAGTTCGGCTGTCACGCTGCGCCGCAGCTGGCCCACCACCTCGACCAGGTCACCGGCCGTGGTCTGGCTCAGGTTCCCCAGGCAGCCCAGGGTCAGGTCATCCCCGGCCAGCAGCTCGATGGCCCCCAGCGCCTCGATGAGCTTGAACCCGCCCACCTCCTCGGTGCTGTGCTGCGCCACCTGCAGCCGGTGCTGACCGTGTTCCCCCAGGTAGTCGTCACTTTGGTGGTGCATCTGCAGGGCTTGGTCGTGCAGGCGCCGGTCGGTGTGGCGGGTCATGTTGCCCACGGTGTCGGTGCGGCTGGCCACCTCGGCCCGTTGCTGCTGCAACTGCTCGCCCGGGGCGATGTCCGGCAGGGGCCAGCCGGTACCCAGCACGGTACGGATGAACGGCCGGTCAGCCCGGCCGAAGGCAAACCCCAGTTCAACCAGCGTCCCCTCGAGGGGGAACTGCATCAGCCCTTGCTCAGGCCCGCCAAACTGCACCGGCAGCGGGACTGCCAGATAACGGGGGGTCAGGGTATCGGGTTGGCCATCTTCGCCCAGCAGTTGCACGTCGACCGCATAGCGTGGGCGAAAGGGGTCATTGCGCTGACCAGCGGTCGCGTTATCGCTGATGGCCTCGACCCGCCCGAACTTGGGCAGGTGCAGGTTGTCGGCCAGCTCCGGAAACTCCCCCTCCATTTTGCGCCGCTCGGGGGACTTTACCGGTTTGCCCGGCGTCGCGGTGGTGAGGGTCATCTCATCCCCCTTGAGCCGCACCCGCATCACCCGCTTGCCGTTGACGATAGCGCCCGGGCGCATGGCGGGCAGTGGCGCTGTGGTCAGGGTGTTGCCCGCCTGGCGGGTCGAGAAGGCCGGCGGCAGGTCCACCGGACGGTCTGCCCAGCGGCTATGGCCATGGCTGCCGACGAAGATGGCCCCATCGGGTTGTTGATGCCAGATGAAGTCGGGGACCGCGAAGGCGCGGCCGGCATTATCCAGCAGCTGATAACCGGTACCGGCGCTGGTGAAGTTGGGGATGGGGTGTCGGTGTAATCAACCCCGTCCGGCAGCAAAAAGGTCAGGCCGCTTTGCTCGGTCAGCCAGGCCAGCAGGCGGCGCAGGGTGGCATGCTGAAGGCTGACCGGAAAGCGGCTGCCCAGCATCCCCGCCAGCTCGCGACAAAGCAGTTTGTTGGTGCCATTGGCGGCGGGTTGCACATCATACACATAACCGGTGAACCAGCGGCGCAGCTGGTTGTTGTAGCCGGTGTCCACGGTCAGGGTCTGCCCCTTCTCGGTATGACCTTCTATGGTGAGGGCGGCGCGGCCGCCGGCGTTGAGGTCCAGCACCAGGTCATGGTCGACCAGGTGGACAGGTTGACCCGCCAGGGTCAGGCGAGTGGCAAGTTTCACGCTAAGATATCCCCCAGTTTGTCATCCACGGCTTTGGCCTTTTGTTCCCACCAACTCAGTTGCTCCTCCGTCTCCCCGCTACCGACACCGCCGCCTGCTGCCGGGGTGGTGTTGCCGGTACCCTGGCCGACGATTGCGGGGGCCTTGGGCAGGCGTTGCTCCCGCTTCTCCGGCACCGAGTTGTGCTCGCGCAGGGTGAACTGCACCTGCCACGCCAGCAGCCCTTCCTGTTCGCTGGCCGTGATGCGCCCGGCGAACTTGGCCTGGCGCACCTTCACTGACTTGGCCAAGAGCGCCCCCCCCGGTAGACATGGCGCTGGCCGCCCGCCCCCTTGGCGCCAGCCAGTTCAAACAGCCGGCTCAGGGTTTGCTCATCCTTGAACGGCACCAGCCCCGAGACGTCGAGCTCTTTGGCCTTCTCGCCCTGCTCCGAGCTGCTGGTTGCGCTGGTCTGGCCGCTGTTGTCCTTGTCCTGAAACTGCATCGATGCGGACACCCGCATCGACTTCATCACGATAGGCTCACCGTCCAGGGTGAGCATGGCGGTGTGGCTCATGGGGTGAACTCCTGCCAGAAGGTAAGGGGGGGAGGGGGAGACCAGCAGGGCACCGACCGTCAGGGTATGACGGTGGTCCGGCGGGGTGGACTCGGCCTGCTGGGCCGCCAGGGTGTCCACGTTGGCCTGCCCTGACCAGGTCCACAGTCGGTCGGTCAGGGTCGATACCCGCTGATAGTCGCTCGCCAGCTGGCTCAGGTGGCGCGCCCGTTTACCCGCCAGAGCGCGCAGCTTGTCGATGGGGGTGTGGGCATCGCGTGCCAGGCTCTCGCACTGGGCCAGCGTGGCGCCCACTACCGCGTCTGCTCCCCGCAGTGGGTTCCAACACAAGGGCTGGTCTGCCGACCAGTGCGGCGTCATCGGGGCTCGCGGCTGGTGCATCACCTCGTTACTGGCCTGCAGCCGGCGCAGGGCGGCGCACCACTCGGGCAGTGGCAACTGGCGGCAGATGACCGTCAGCTGCTCGGCCAGTTGGGCGGCACTGCTGGCGGTGACCAGCCAGGCCAGCGCATGGCACTCCCCTTGCGGGCGCAGCCGGTCGGGCTGGTCTGCCAGTTTCTGCGCCAGCCTGGTCACCGCATTGGGGGCGGACAAGGCCACCTGGCCCCCTTGGGTCAGGCCGACCTGGTGTTGAAATGGGGTGACCGTCAGCAGTTGCCCCCGCGGCAGGGCCGCCCGCCACTGGTCACGCAGGGCGGCCAGCAGGGCGGCGGCCTCGCTGCCCGGGTGGGGGCGATAGCCTGACCGCGGACCCAGCGCCTCCAGGCGTTGGGTCGCGCTGGCCAGCCACGCCGGCAACTGCCCGGTGAGCTCAACCAGCGGCACGGAAATGGCCGAGGCGGCGTTTGGCCAAGTGAGCGGGGCCGAGTGCCAGCTCACGCCACCGCCTCCTCAGCTTCGCCAGCGTCCTCTGCAGGAGGCTCAACCACCACCGGCGGCGGGTTGGTCCACTGGCCATCGGCCAGGGTCGCCCCCGGCAGCACATCGGCCGGGCAGGGCTTGAACTGTTTGGCCAGGGCCGGCACATGCACCGACGCCGGCTTGAGGTTCAGGCCGCCATCGTTCCACACTTCGACGGCCACGCCGTCCACAATGCGAGCGTAATAATTCATCATCCCACCCTCTCTACAATCACCGTACCGACACCACCACGGCCCTGACCGCCAGCACCGCCGCCGACATAGGCATCCACACTGGGGCTTTGTCCCGCCCCACAGCCACCGCCGCCCATGCCAGCGGGGACGACGTGCTCGCCACTGGCTCGCTGGGCGCCAAACCCGTAGTCGCCGGGTAGCAGGCCGATATCCCAGCCATCGACGTAACTGCGCCCGGCAATCCCTGCCTGGGCCTGGGTACTGAAACCGCCGCCCGAGGCCGAGCCGCCAGCAAACCCCGGCAGGCCATCACCAAAGTGATGGGCCGCACTGCCACCGGCACGGTCGAGCCCGGCGCCCCCCTTGTGGCGCACACTGCCGGCCAGCCCCATGCCGCCTTGGGCGGTGCCGGTGGCGCCACCCGCACCGCCAGTGGCCGACACGATAGCGCCGAACGACGAGGTGCCGCCGGGCAGCCCGGCATCCGCCCCCACTTCCCCGGCCTGGCCAACCGTGTAGGAGTAAACCGTCTCGTCGGTGACGGTCAGGGTGGCTGCGTCGTACCCGCCGCCGCCCCCGCCAAAGTAGGCGGTGTTGACGGCGCTGTTGCGGCCGCCACCACCGCCACCAACCACGGCGACACGGTATACCCCCGGCGCCAGCGTGAGCTGGCGGGTACCCGGGTTGATATCAAACAGCACAATGCTCTGCTTCAAGCGGGGGTAGCGGTGGCCAGAGAGGGCCGTACCATTACCAAGTGGGGTCATGACACCCTCCATTGATGATCGATGTTGATAAACAGAAACTCGCGGCCCGCCTCAATCAGGTTGAGCTGGGTATCGGTACCGCGTGGGGCGATGATGGGGCGGCTGTGCGCCACTACACACTGGCCGGCATAGAGGTTGACGCTGTGATCAACCAGCACCCGCACCTGGGTGCCGGGCGGCAGGGCCTCATCCAGGGTCAGGGTCGCATGTGCCATAAAGCGGTACTGGCCGCCCCGGCTGGCCAGGGTGTCCTGGCTCACCGTTTGCCCCAGCCACAATTTGTCGAGCTCGGCCTGGATGTAGTCGGTGAAATCAAACTGCCAGGTCTCGGGCGTCACCGTCACATCCAGCGACGCCGCCGCGCTGCCAAAGGCCAGAATGAAGTTGCGGATCATGGTATCGCCCGCCTGGTGTGCATCCTTGGCCACCTTCACCGTGTCCGGCAGGTACGACACCGCCACCAGGGTGCCGTCGCTGGCGCGCAGCCCCATCCAGTTGAAGGTGAAGGGGCCATCGCTGGGGGCCAGCATCAGGGAGTACACCACCTTGTCCGGCGAGATGGCCGCCGCCCGGGTCACCGGGCCCTCAAAACGCAGCTCGTCAGCGCTCGGGTCCGCTTCGTCGGGATTGACCGGGTCGGTGTAGACCAGCCCCGGTTTGTAGGCCAGCACCACCTGGCTGATGTGGGTCGGCCGGTTCAGGGCCAGGTTTTGGGTGATCAGGATCATCCCGCGGTTCAAGATTGCGGCCATTGGGCCTCCATGGTGACAAAGGTCGCGGGGAAGGTGCCCGCTGAATGGGGTTGATGGGCCCACACCGACGCGGCCAGATCCAGCTCGGTGTGGGCGGTGATGGTGTGAAACGAGGCGGCGAACGGGCAGGCCGCGTGCAGGTGCGCGGCGCTGGCCGTCACCCCGACCCCGTAGCGGCGGCAGGTGCGGCGGTAATGGGCCACCAGGGTGGAGGCCAATTGTTCTTGCACCTGCGGGGTGTGTTCATCGAGCAGGAGCAAGATGACATCCCAATCCATGCCTGGGATGCGTTCAAGCTGGGCTGTCAGCGTAATGCCAAAGCGGGCAAAAATGCGCACAAACCCGGCCGTGCCGCCGGCGTCCTGGGCGTTGACGAAGGCGTGATGCACCCGCAAGCGATAGATATCAAGGGGCTCGCCGGGAAAACGGGTGATGTCTCGCTCCCACGCCAGCAGGTCGAGGCTGGCCGCGTCGCATGTTCTGGCATCCAGGGCCGAGAGTGGCAGCAACAGGGCGCGGCGCAGGGTGTGCCAGAGCCCCCGAATGCCGCGGGCCAGTGGCGCGGGCTCGGTCATCTTGGCCGGCAGGGTCTGGCCATCCTCCCACCACGGCAGGGGGGCGGGAGGCAAGGTCGGGGCCAGGGCGGCGTGGTCTACCGGCTCACGCATGGCACTGCACCTGCAGGTGGGTCAATCGCGGTACCGCCAGCCCGGACACGATGTCCCCCTGGTCAAATGTCAGGCTGCCGATCACCGGGAAGGTGGCATGCAGTTCACTGCCCAGGCGCGAAAGCGAGAAGCGGTGCTGCGGCATCACCCGGGTGATGTGCGGATAAGCCGCGCTCTGGCGAAATGCGGCACCGACCGCGTCAGTGAGCGCCTGGACCAATGCCTGTTGCTCTCGGTCTGTGAGGTGGCCCACGCCCCATACGGACAGGGTCAGCGAGTGGTGGGTTTCAGCGATGGGCATGACCTGCAAATCATCCCCGTGCCCATGATGGCCGGCGGCCACGTACTCATTGAGCTTGGCAACCAGGGCGGGGGTGGTTTGTCCGACGTCCAGCAGGATATAGGCGTTGGCCGTGCAGGGCCCACGCGGGGCATCGTGTTCAAAGAAGATAAGGTCAGGGCGGATCCCCGCCACGGCGGCCAACATGGCGCGATAGACCGAGTCGATGTGAAAGCGGCCGGCGGTGGAGAACTGGTTGCGGATCCGCAGCGCCAGTTCCTCGTCGGATTCGGCATCGGCGCCCGGGGTGAGCAGCCAGCCGTCCGGGTTACGTACCGCCACCACCTCGTCCAGGGGGTCACTAGGCAAGCAGTAGTACCCGGGGGCCAGATTCCAGGCACTGCCGGCGAACTCCGCTTCGCAGACCACCCGGGCCACGGATTCCCCGGCGGGGGAGATCACCGACTGGGTGGGGCGCAGCCGGTAGACCACCCCGTTGATGCGCTCGGTGGCAATCCACAGGGTATCGGGGATCACCAGCGGCTGGGTGGGGTCACGTTTGACGAACTCGATGATGCCACGGGCCGCTTGGGCCGCTTTGGCCGTCACGCCCACATCCCAGGCCTTGAGGGTCAGATAGGTGCCCTTGGCAGTGGCGGCAAAGGTGTTGGGCAGCACATGGCCGGCCAGGAGGGTACGTACCAGCCAGAGCGCCGGGGTGATAACCACGCCGCGCACCAGCCGCCAGAAGGGGCTCACATCAGAGTCGTTGGTGATGAGGGAGCCGGCGGCCACCACCTCCTTTTTGAGCTCGGCCTCCATGGCCTGCTCGGTGGTCGGGATGCCGGCCTCGGCCAGCAGGGCCATAAAGTCCACGTTCGGGCGCAGGTTCACAGGGTTACCTCCAAGTCGCCGAATTCATAGGTGCGGGCGGTGACCAGCACCCGCTCGGGGGCTTCTTCACGGATCACGATGGTGCCTGGCACCAGTCGCTCGTCGTTCTCGACCAGCAATTCAATCTCGGTCATCACGTCGGCGCGCAGGGTGGGGCTGCGCTCGCCGATCAGCTTGCGGGCCAGCCCCGATTCCATGATGCGGTGCTTGATGTCCTGGCCGATGCTGTGCCGGTCCTGGGTGGTGCGCGGCTGGCCGCCGGCATCGAGCAGCCAGGCGCCGTTCACGACCAGAATGTCGATATACTTGGGTTCGATCATTTGGTCGTTATCCACATTTCTTGCTCCATCTCCCCAGGGGTGATCGGGTTGGCATAGTGGTTGTGCACCTCGCCGATGTGCATGGCTTTTGCCGGCGTCTGGTTGGCGGTGGTCGCCGCCGCGTTGGCCTGGATCAACTGTTGGCCCAGGCCCCCAGATGGCACCTTGCTCTGGTCCTGCTGGCGGTAGCTGGCTAAGGGTCTGTTCACCACGGTGGCGGGTGGGGTGATATCCGTGGGGGAGCCCGCCCATTTGGGCAATACATCCACGTTCAAGGCGCCGGTGTCGAACTGGGTGCCCAGGAACTGATTCGAGGCATCGAGCGCCGTCTTGATGAGCGCGATCAGTGCCCGCCACGGGGTGAGTAGGGTGTCGAATACCGCGCCAAGGATGGCCCCCATCCGGCGGCCGGCGTCGGCCACATTGTCGATGCCGACGCTGGCCTGGTTGGTTTGTTCAAAGAAGCCGCCAAGCCAGGTGATCCCCTGACCGAGCAGCCCCACGATGAGGGTGAAAAAATCCGCCACGGGGGCCAGTGCTTGCGACGCGAGCGGGCCGAAGGTCTCGGCCAGGCCGCCAAAGAAGGCGCTCAGCAGTTCAAAGTCAGTCAGCACCGCGAAGGTGGCGCGCAGTTCGTCCCAGTAGATGATGGCCAGCGCGACGGCGGCGACCAGTGCCAGGATCGCCCCGATGATGATCACCGCCGGGTTCAGACTCATCGCCAGGTTGACGGCGAAGATAACCGGGCGCAGGGCGGCGAGGGCCTTCTTGAACAGGAGGATGGGGCCGGTGAGACCGCTGAAGGTCAGCGCCCAGGCCAGGGTGGCCAGCTTGGCGACGCCGGCCAGCATCAGCCAGGCACCGGTCACGATGCTAAGGCCCGCAATGGCCAAGATGACGGCCCCCACCACCTTGGTGAGGTTGGGAAAGAGCCGGGTCCAGCGCAATACCAGGTCACCGCCATCGGCAAAGGCGCCCACCACCTTGTTGATGGAGGGGAGCAGTGCCCCAAAGGCGGCAGCTCGGATCGCGAACCAGGCCGATTTGACCCGTTGCCACTGGTCCACCATGGCCCCGGCCATCTGCTCGGCCTTGCCCATGCCGTGGGTGTTGGCCAGGGCATTGATACTGGTGGCCAGGCCCTGGGTGTTGCTCATCAAGAGCTTGATCATCGAGACCGCTTCGTCCGAGCCAAACGCCTTTTTCAACTCGTCGCTGCCGGCCACGGTGAGGGTGTCACCATAGCGGGCCTTGAGCTTGTCCAGGATATCGAGCACCGGCAGCATGTTGCCCGCCGCGTCGGTGAACTTGAGCCCGAGTGCTTTCTGGGCACTGCCGACGCCGGCGAGGAACGACTTGAACTTGGTACCGGCCTCGCCACCGCCCATGGTGGCCTGCAGGTGGCCGAGCACGGCGAACTGCTCATCCATCGAGATCCCGGCGGCGGTGGCGTTGGCGCCAATGCCCTTGAAGGCGTCGGTCATGCCCTGGCCGGTGGTCTTGAACATCTGCACCGCGAGCGCGGTCTTGCCGGCGACATCTTCCACCCAGTTGGCCTTGCCCATCTTCTTGGCCTGCTGCTCGAAGATGCCATACATGGTGCCCATGTAGTTGGTGATGGTGGCGGTGTCGGCCTTGGTGGCCTTGGCCAGCACGCCAGAGGCGCGGGCAAAGGAGGGCAGTTCGTTGCCTTCCAGCCCCGCGATGGCGGATTGGATATCGTAGGAGGCACTGACAAACGCGCTGGCCGATTCGCCGTACTTGACGGAGAACATCAAGGCGGTGTCGGAGAGCTGCTTGAGGGTCTTTTCATGGACATCGAGCGAGGCCACTTCGGCCAGGGCCGCGTCCATTTCAAGGGCCGGCCCCAGTGCATTCTGGATCGCCATGGTGCCGGCCAGCATGGCGGCGCCACCGCCGGCTATATTGGCAAAGCCGCTTTGTGCGGTCTCTTTCACCCGGTTCAGCTGGCTGTTGATGCCATCAAGCGGCCGGGTAACGGCATCTATCAGGGCAATCCTCATGATCAGTTGTTCGGTGACAGAAGCCATGATTTATCCATTGAAGGCGGTGGCGATGCCCTCGGCGACGGCATGGGCGAGGCGTTGGGCGTGGTACTTGTCTAACCAGAGGGCGCGAGCCAGGGTGTCGAGCTCGTCACCTTCATGGGGCAGGTAGTGGCGGCGCAGCGCCAGTACCTGTTCCAGTTGGTTGTGCTCGATGGCCTCGGCGCGCGCGGTCAGTTTTTTACTTCGATATCCAGGTCGGGGGCGTACTGCTCGTTGACCTTGGCGGCGATCTGCAGGGCCGCGCCCGGGCGGGCCAGCAGGCCATCCAGCGCCTCTTTGCTGTCGGCGTCGACGATGCGCTTGAGGTACTGATGGGACGGCGCCACCTTGTCGGTCATCGACAGGCCGTTGATGTAGCTGTTGTAGGCCACCATGGTGGGCACAAAACGGATGTCGGTGCCGGCGATGGTCAGGGTGATAGGCGTGATCTTGCTCATGGGGTGGTTTCCTCTTGTTCAATCCACTGGTTTAGGGTGTTGAGTTGGGTTTGGCAGCGGCGCAGCGCCGTCTGCAGGGTGGGGATGAACCGCACGGCCTCGCCGTAGGTGGTCCCCGTAAAGTCAGGCTCCGGGCAGTGGGGCACCAGCCCGGGTGGCGGAAGCCGCTTCACTACCTTGGTTTGCACCACCGTGGTGGGCTGGCTGGAGCAGGCGCAAAGCACCGCTAGGCAGAGGCTCGCGAGCACAGTCCGGACGGCCCGCCGGCGGCGTGGCCAAGGCTTGTTGCAGTTCATCGGCGGTCTTCCTGTTCTGTTGGTCGAGCTTGGCCAAGTCGGCGTTCTGGTGTTTAAGCAGGGCACGCAAGCCTGATTCCTTCTTCGAGAGGGTTTCGAGGTCTTCGGCCATCAACTGGTTAGCCAGCTGCAATGTGCTGATGGTGCTGGCTGCATCAGCCCGCGCCTTGGTGCGTTCTTTAAGCACCTCGTAGCCTGCACGTATGGTTGCCATCAGGGCCAGCACCAGCACTAACTGCAGGTTGGAGAGCAGTCACTTGAGGATGTTCATGCCAGTACCCCGCCGAACTCGGTGAACTTGGCCAGCAGGTCCGCCAGTTTGTGCTCGCGCTGACCGTAGCCGGCCCCGGGCAGGCTGGCCCAGATGTTGGCGCACTTGGCCACCGCCTGGGGGATACGGCCCTTGAGCACATCGTCCAGCGCCTTGCGCTCGCGGATCAGCTGGATGGCCCAAGCGTCTTGCGACGCGGGGCCAAAGTCCGGCAGGCCGAGCTGATCGCGATAATGCGGCCAGTGCTTGGACAGATGCTGATAGCGGCCGGCGGCGGTGCTGCTCAGGGCCTTGTTGACCTGCACCAGCACGTTCGGGTGGGTGCGGTAGTCGGTGAAGAACCCCGCCGGATTGACCAGCTTGTTGTAACCGTCATCCCCCAAGCCCTTGGTGCCTTCGGCATAGGCGAGCAGGTCGAGAAAGGCGGCCACTTGTGGGTGGCAGTTACTGCGCGGCATTGTTGTCTCCCTTCTTGTTGAACACGGTCTTGGCCCGCTCGCGGATGATGTCGATCCCAAGCAGTCCCACCATGCCACCCAGCAACGGGGTGGCTTCCTGGGGGATCCCGAGCAACTGGGTACCGGTGGCGGCCGCCAGGGTGATGAGGCCGCACAGCAGGGATTCGATCAGGCGCCGGCGGCCCCGCCCGCCGGCGTAGGTGATGCGCAGGAAGGCGATGGCCAGCGCCAGCAGTGCCCCATAGACGGTGGGCCAGTTGTCCATCAACCAGGCCAGCAGGGCAGCCCAGAGGGTGGGGTCTTTGTTTGGCATAGGGTTCATGTCCGTTGCTCTGGTTAGCGACCCAGCCGCTCAAGGCGGGTCTTGCAGGGGACGCACAGGCGCACCCCAGGGATGTGGCGGCGGCGTCCTTCCGGGATGGGGTCGTCGCACTCTTCGCACTGGTGCAGGCTCTCCCCCTGGTAACGCCCCTTGCCCACCTGGTTGGCCAGCTGGGCCGCCAGCATGCGGGCGGTGGTGCGGCTGGCGCGGTCGATATCGTCCAAGGCGCGCCCCTTAATCCATCAGGTGGCGGGTGTCGTCCTTGGAGAGGTACGGCACTCCATCGAGTTGAACAAAGTCGGGGGAGGTGACGAAGCCTTTCAGCTTGTGCACGGTCTTGCTGCCACCCTTGGGATCGAGGTTGAGCAGGTCGGCGACGTTCAGCTTGACGCCGAAGGCTTCCACCTTGATCTCCTCGCGGCCGGTATTGGCGTAGAACAGCACATCGTCCGGCTCCATCCCGCGCCAGCTGCCGGCCCGTTTGGCGGCGGCGATCAGCTGCTTGAGGTTCTTGGTGTCGAGCTCGAATTCACACTCGGCGGCGACATCCCCATCCACATAGCCATCGGGAATACCCCGGGTTTGCGCCACCGCGCTGTTGTCGGTGATGGAGAGGCTGGCCTTTTCGACGTGGACCATGGCCCCCATCAGGGTGGTGTCGAAGTTGATACCGGAAAAGCGTTTGGTCACGGGTTAACCCTCCCCGTTGTTGAGGCTCAGATCGAGCAGGATGTTGACGGTGATCCCCTTGGGGCAATCCACGGTGCGCACTACCACAAACACCGAGACCAGGTTCTTGGCAGTCCACTGGATACGGATGTCACCATCCTGGGGGGACGCGATGTCACCGGGGAACAACTGGCCGTTGATGGTGGTCGCCTTGGCCATGGCGCGCAGGTCTTTGCCAAAGTAGGTGATGGCGATGGCGGTGCTGCCCGCGGTGGAGTTGAACGAGCGATCCCCAATACGGGCGATGGCGCGCAGGCGCATCCGGCGCGCCACCTTATAGGCAATGCGCAGGTTTTCGATCACCTGGTAGTCGCCGCCCTCGGCGTCCAGGGTGCGGCCGTCGGCCCAGTAGGTACCGTCAAAGTCCGGGTACCACATCGGTACCGAGAACCGGTTTTGCTCCAGGGTCTGCAGGGTGGCCAGCGGCAGCGGGATCCCGTCCTTGTCCACCGGCTTGTTGCCAAGGCCGACCAGGGCGCCGGTCTTCACCCGGCAGGGGCTGTCGGCGATGCTCACCGCGCGGTTGCACAGGCGCCCCGCATAGGCGCCGGCGAGGTTCGGCCACAGCTGCGGCACCAGAGAGACCGAATCGGCTCGGATGCCATCTTGCAGGGCTGCCAGCGCCCCCACTTGGCGATGAGCTCCTGATTGAGGGCGTGGGCGGCGTTGATTTTCGCCTCGTCCCACGCTTGCCCCAGTACCACGACCCCCTCAAACGACTGGGTTTTCTGGGCATCACGTACCGCGTCTTTCCAGTCCATTTCAGCGGGCAGCACGTAGGCGCCGGCGCTCCAGTTCTGGCCGGCGTTGGCCATGGCTGCCTGCAGGTTGGCTTTCAGCTCGCTGGCGGCATCACCCAGCAGCTTGTCGAAGTCGCTCTGGGTGTTGAGGGAGAGCAGCTTACCGGCGTTGTTGGCGGCGTGGCCGATGAACAGCAGGTGGCGTTCGACCTCGGTCACCGGCCCCTGCATCTGGTTCAAGTTGTTGATCTGTACATAAGGCCACATAGCGCGGGCTCCTTAAGTCTCGGGGTTAGCGGTGAACGGGGTGGGCGCTGCCCGCTACCGACAGGGTGATTTCATCGGCCACCCACACTTCAAAGGGGGCCACGGTCCAGGTCTTATCCAGCCAGCGGATTGCACCGGCCGGTTCTTCTACGATGCGCAGGGGCTCGGCGAACTTCACTTCCAGATCTAGGTCGGCGCTGTGCTCGTCATTGGGCACCACGTCATAGGTGGGATCGGGCAGGGCGAAGCGCTCGCGGAAAGGGTCGTTTTCCTGTATCCAGCTGGCGATCACCGCCAGCAGGGTCTCGGTGCGGCACTCCCGAAACGGCAGGCTTTCCAGGGAAAACACGGCGGTGTATTTGAGCTAGGCCAGATTCATTCCGGTGATCCCCATGTCCTTGGGTTCCAGGCTGATGGTGCCGCCCTCCATCCAGCTGTCGAGAGAACGGGCGCAGCGGGCCGGCAGCACGCGCTCAAGCTCGCTGTGCAGGGCTGACAGGAAATACCCCTGGGGATGCAGGGCCTCGTTGCTTTCGCTCATATCATCGAGACCCCGACCCGGTGCTTGTTCTTGATGCTGCGCACCAACTGCTGGCTTTCGGCCAGCAGCTGCTCACGAAGATCGGGGGCGCGCTCGGCCAGGTCTTTGCGGGCGTCCCGCTCGGTGACCGTGGCGAACTCAGGGATTAGCATGGCCTTAGCCCGGGCAAAGACGGCGGCCAGGTAAGTCTCGGTTAGCGCGTTGTTGCCGCCGGCGAGGCGGGGGCCGGGCACCTGGCTTGCTTCGGTGTAGCCCTAGGCTTGCAAGGTGGCCTGGTGGCGGGTCAGCTGCAGGTTGATTTCGCTGATGGCCGCCAGCAGGGCCGCACTGATGGCGTCGCTGTCCATGTCAGCGGGCAGGGCGCGCCGGCGCTCGAAGTCGCCACACACCACGTCAGGCCAAAAGCCGTCATTGGTGATGGTCTGCTCGCTGTAACGGATGCTTTTGCCTGAAATCATGTGCTGCCCTATCAATTGGGGCGCCCCTGAGGCCACGGGATTGAGCTCGGTGCGAGCGGTCAGCCGCAGGCTCATCCCCGCCGGGGCGCGGTGGCGTGGGAGTCGTTATTCTGGGTTGATTGCTCGCAGGCGCATGGCGATCTTGTGGCGCAAGGTGCCGACCCCGATCTTGCTGTGGGTCTTCTCGGCCAGGGCCAGCCAGTGGTCGGCCTGCTCCAAGGTGGCGTTGTCTGCCAGCGCGCTGGGGCGAGGTACCCCGTCCTTGTCGCGCAGCAGCAGGCAACCGGCCAGCTTGTACCATTTGGCGGTGGCCTGTTCGTTGAGGCGCCAGTCACCCCGCACCTTGTCGAACACCCGGGAGAACCAGGGCTCGACGCCATGGCCCAGCGCCGCTTGCTCCTCGGCCCAGCCCAGCACGGTGTCGGCGGTGAAATGGGCCCAGTCGCGCTTGATGTTGCCCGGGGTGCGCTGGTTCTGCTCGATAGCCAGCAGCGCCCAGCGGATGGCGGTTTCTAGATCGCCGATATCAAACGCCCAGACGATCAGGCGTTGAAACAGCGCGTTCTGGTACACGGTGCCGAGCGCCGCCAGTTCCAGGTACTTGTCCACGTAGGGGCGATATTTGGGGAACAACTCGTCCCGTTTCATCGCCACCTTGTCGCTCATCCTGGCCAGCGCCTTGAGCCGCGCCATGTCCTGTTCCAGGGCAATCAGCTGCAGGTGCAAGCTGTTGGCCACAAGCCCTGTGGCTTGCCCGGTGGTGGCGGCTTGCGCCGCCCCCAACTGGGCCTGGACCTGCTGCTTGTGACGCATGCCAGGTGAGAGGGCCATGGTTAGGCCTCCGGTTCGCTGTGCGCGTCAGCACCTGCCGGCGGGGCGGCAGGGCGCGCCCCGACCGCCACGTCGGCTTCTTCATAGCTGCCAAAGGCTTCATAGTCGCCGATGGCATAGCCTTCCTGACGCCAATACTGGTTTTCAAAGCCCTTGGTGTCGTCGTTGTCGGCGGCCTTGCGCTTGCGGGTGTTGCGCTGGGTGTAGATGTGCAGGTTGGCTAAGGTGGTGACCCACATCCCGTTCGCCGGGAAATAGGGTGGGATGTAGGCCGGGCGGCCAGCAATGGACTTGGCCAGCTGCTGGGCGGCGATCTGCTCGGTGGGCTTGGTGGCCTCGCTGTAGAGCTTGGCCTGGGCCGCGGCCACTAGGTCGGTAGCGACCAGCACCACCAGACGGGGATCGGTGCGATAGAGCGGGTTGATGGTGGCGTTGATGAGGTCAGAGGCCATTTCATCCAGGGTCTTGAAGTCGCCGTGGCCGTCCGGGTCGAAATAGATCTTGTCGCCGGCGGCGGCTTTCACCACCTGGCTGCCCTTGTTCCACTCACGCGCCAGCTGCTGCCAGCCCTTGTTGACGTCTTCACCGAGCGGGTATTTGACCGGATCGGAGTCATCGGCGATGTGGGTACCGTTAAAGCCCACCCGCAGCATGTCGAGGCCAAAGGTCTGGTTGGTGAAGTCGGACACCAGCTGCGCGAACTGGCCCTCGTGGCCGGCGTTGGCCCAGGTGCACAGGGTGCTCCAGTCCAGGCGCACGCAGGAATCGGTCTCGGTCAGGCTGTACTTGTTGCCGTCGACCCCAAGCTTGCGACGAAAACGCCCCTCAACCTTGCGGCCGGTGTGCAGGGCACTGGCGCCGACCTGCACCACCTGACCGGTCAGCTGGTCCACGTCCAGGCAGGTGATGAGTTTCAGGAACTCGGTGGATTCAAGGATGGCGCTGCGCAGCACCGTTTCCATGGGGGCGCTGACAGAGAACTGCTTGGCCAACGCGTTCTCGGGCACGTTGAAGGCCTTGGCCAGCAACGCGTTGTAGTGGTTCAGGCACTTCTCAGCCTGCGGGGTTTTGGTTTGACTCACAGAGGGTTCCTCAGCAAACGGTCGGGTGGGTGTCGCTGCCGCCCAGGGCATCGGGGCGCTGGTCAGGTGCTTCTACCGAGAATTTTTCGATCTTGGCGTTGAGGCCGGTCAGCTGTTCGCCCAGGCCTTTGAGGGTCTGTTCGAAGGCTGAGAACTGCTCGGAGGTGACGGCGACCGGGGCGGGATCGGTGACGGTGGCCGGCTCGGTGACGGCCGGTTGCTTGTCTGCCGTCAGCGCGTCGACCTTGGCGCCAAAGGTTTCAATCTGGGTGCCCAGCGCGGTGAACATCCCCGCCAGCTTGTTCATCTGTTCTTCGTTCATGTCGGTACTGTCCTCGGGTTGGGGGCGGGTCGGTGATTCAGTGGGGATCGCCGCGGTCGGGGCGCCGTGACCGCCCAGGAAGTTGAACACCTTGTGCAGGAGTGAGACGCGGTCGGGCTGGTTGTGCTCGTCGGCAGGCAGCGAGAAGCTGGACAAGTCCAGCGGCTGGCTGGTCCCCACGGTCGGCGACGGGTGCTTGGCGGAAAACTTGAGCATGGTGGTGCCGGTGCTGGCGGGGATGTCCGTCACGCCCACCGCAAACAGGTAGGTTTTGCCCTGACCGGTGAAGTTATCCAGCGGCTCGATGGAGCAGAACTTGTACTGGCCGCGCTGGTTCTGATAGATGAGGTCGCGGGTCGGGCAGAGGATGGCGAACAGGGTGTGCTTGCCGTCTACCTTGTCGGCCTTGAGAGCCTGCACGTAGCCCAGGTTCTCGCCCCATTTCGCATGGTCAGGCCAGAGTTGTGCGCAGTAGAAGCTGGGATCGTAGGTGTCGGCCATGTCGGTGATCCACTTGGCCGAGATCTCACGGCCATCCACGGACTGGCCCTCAGTGGCGATCGCCACCCAGCCGGTGCGCAGTGATGAGTCTGTCGGTGTTGGCACGGCGGCCTCCTGGTGTCGAATTGGCGTCAGGTTATCGGGGCCAGCGCAGGGGAGCACTCAGAGGCGTTCGGGCGATTTCGGATTGCGGGGGTTATCCGAATTCATCCGAATGAAGGCGGCGGGATGGGGGGGATCGGCTCAGTATCATGAGCCCCAGCTTTATGACTGGGGAGCCTCATGGCCTATACAGAAGAGGTACGACAAACCGCCAAGCGGCTTTATCTGCGCCATTGGAGCGCACGGGAGATCAAGGAGGAACTCGGCCTTGGCAGCGTGCGGGTGGTGTACCTGTGGGCCGAGAAATATGGCTGGACGGAGCTATTAAGCGACGAGGCGCTGGAAGATGCGATCACCCGTCGTTACCAGGCGCTGGCCGCCAAGCCGAAGAAGAACCACGCCGACCTGGCCGAAATGGACCGGCTTATCAGCCACCACGTCGCCCTCAAGGCGGAGGCCGTCAAGCTGGCCGAGCGCGAGCAGGCCCTCAAGGCTCGCCGGCAGGCCACCCCGTCAGATGAGGCTGGCGAGGTGGGCGAGCGTGAAGGGCGCCGCCAGCGCGGGGAGAGCAAGTCGAAGAAGGGCGGCAAGAAGACCAAGAACTGGGTCAATGACTTGGGCCCCGAAGACTTCGAGGGGTGGCTGGCCTCCCTGTTCCCGCACCAGCTGTACGTGCGGGAGGTCAAGAACGACCCAGCCATTCCGCGCACCCGCAATATCCTCAAGTCCCGCCAGATCGGCATGACCTACTATTTCGCCGGCGAAGCGCTGGAGGATGCCATCTTGACCGGCGGCAATCAGGTGTTCCTATCCGCGACCCGGGCCCAGGCCGAGATCTTCCGCTCCTACATCATCAACATCGCCCGTAAGTTCCTGGGGGTGGAGCTCAGCGGCAATCCCATTGTGCTCTCCAACGGCGCGCAGCTGGTGTTCTGCTCAACCAGCGCCAACAGCGCCCAAGGCTACACCGGCAACTTTTACGCCGATGAATACTTCTGGATCAAGAACTTCAAGGCGGTCACCGACGTGGCCACCGGTATGGGCTCGCAATCCCACTGGCGCAAGACCTTTTTCTCTACTCCGTCCAGCAAGGCCCACGGCGGCTACAAGCTGTGGACCGGGGATGACTGGAAGGGCAAGGATCCGGCCCGCCAGGCCATCGAGTTTCCGACCGAAGCAGAGCTGCGCGACGGGGGCCGGGTCTGCCCGGATCGGGTGTGGCGTTACATCCTCACCCTGGAAGAGGCGGTGGCCAAGGGGTTCACCCTCATCGACATCGAGGCGCTGCGCGAAGAGACCGCCATCGAGGTATTTGATCACCTCTACATGTGCGCCTTTGTGGACGATGAGGCCTCGGTGTTCAAGTTCCAGCACATGGAGCGGGCCCAGACCAGTATCAGCAACTGGAGCGACTACACTCCGGGGCATCCCGAGCCGTTCGGCAAGCGGGAGGTGTGGCTGGGCTATGACCCGAGTCGGACCCGTGACAACGCTACCCTAGTGGTGGTCGCTCCGCCGCTGTTCCCGGGCGAGAAATTCCGGGTGCTGGAGAAGCATTTCTGGCGCGGGATGAACTTTCGCTACCAGGCGGACGAGATTGAGAAGATCGCCAAGAAATTCCGGGTCACCTATCTGGGGATCGACGTCTCCGGGGTGGGCAGCGGGGTCTATGACCTGCTGCAGCCCGTGTTCAAGTCAACCATCACCCCGATTAACTACAACGTGGAGAGCAAGGCCCGGCTGGTACTCAAGATGGTGGATGTGGTCGAGTCAGACCGCATCGAGTGGGATCAGGAAGACATCGAGATCCCGCTGGCCTTCATGAGCATCAAGCGCAGCACCACCGGCGGCGGCCAGCTGACGTTTAGGGCCTCACGCAGCAGTGAGACCGGACACGCCGACGTGTTCTTTGCCATCGCCCACGCGGTGGACAACGAACCGCTCGACACATCGCGCCGCCGCAAATCCACCTGGGCCATCAGCAAACGAGGAAAACATGAGCCGCAAACAGCGCTTTCACCCGCGGGCCGAGCGGCCCACTTGCGATACAACCGGCAGCCGGTCCTCGGTCAGCTTTTCCATGGCAGAGCCTATCGACCCCACGGCCTGGATGACCGACTACACGGACGTGTTCTACAGCCCCTGGGGCGAGTATTACCTGCCGCCTATCGACCGACAGGGGCTGGCCAAGGTCGCCCGCGCCAATGCGCACCATGGCGCTATCCTGATGGCGCGGCGCAACATGGTATCGGGCCGGTTTATCAGCAGCGAGGGGGTGCCCCGGGAGGTGATCACCGCCTTCGTGCATAACCTGCTGCAGTTCGGGTACGCTGCCCTGCTGAAATTGCGCAACGGGTTTGGCCAGGTGGTGGGGCTCTACCCCCTGTCGAGCCTTTACCTGCGCCGCTGCCAGGATGGCAATTTCCTGATGCTGCAGCGGGACGGCAGCTACAAGCGCTACCTGGCGGCCGACATCATCTGGCTGGCCCAGTACGACCCGGTGCAGCAGGTGTATGGCCAGCCCGATTACCTGGGGGGCCTGCAGTCGGCCTTGCTCAACCAGGATGCCACCATGTTTCGGCGCAAATACTTCCTCAACGGGGCGCACATGGGGTTCATCTTCTATGCCACCGATCCGAACATGGACGATGACCAGGAAGCGGAAATGAAGGAGATGATCGCGAGCTCCAAGGGGGTCGGGAATTTTCGCTCAATGTTCGTCAATATCCCGGGTGGCAAGCCCGATGGGATCAAGCTGATCCCGGTGGGGGACATCGCGACCAAGGACGAATTTGCGGCCATCAAGGCGATCACTGCCCAGGATGTGCTGACGGCGCATCACTTCCCGGCTGCCCTTGCCGGCATCATCCCGGCCAATGGTGGTGCGGGTCTCGGCAACCCTGAGCAGTACGACCGGACCTATGCCCGCAACGAAACGCTCCCGATGTGCGAGCTTATCCAGTCTGCGATCAATGGCGCCAATCTGCCGCGCCGGCTGCAGGTGGATTTCAATCGGTCGCTGGAGGCCGGTGTTACTGTATAGAGATCCAGCTTAGGGTATAATCGAGCGGTTTTTTATCGACGGTATCAGGGGGGATTTATGCGAGTATTTTGTCGGGAATGTGGGGAGCTGGGGCGCATCACCAAGACGCATCGCCTGAGCCGTGATACCGCCGATCTGTATTGCCAGTGCACGGATGCAGAATGCGGACACAGCTGGGTGTCGCAGGTGTCATACAGTCATCCACTGAGCCCATCGGGCCGCACGACCAGCCAACTGGCCTTGAGCCTTATCAACTCGCTTAGCCAAGAGGGGCGACAGGCTCTGCAGCGGGAGCTCAACTTGGGACAATGAAAAAGGGAACTATCTATTAATTCAGCATGATGATAATGAATCACTCAGCTATTGTAGTAAATTAAAATGCCGCCTTTAGGCGGCATCGGATTTAATAATAAAAGTCATTTGATCAGGTTCATTGATCGAAGCTGTTACCAGCAGAGCTTTATGATTCGTGGTTTTCCACCAATTTTTCAATGCCACTGTTCGTAGGTGTAAATGAAACGATAAAGTTATTAAATGGAATTGATTGATTCATGTCCGATGGACATTCAATATCACGAGATACCTTTTTGTGTTCAATGTTAACGGGGCCAAAAGTATATGAATCTTTATTTTGGGTTACCAGCGTAATCATAATATCTTTGAAGTCGCGATCAGCTGCAATCCTTATTTTTGGTGGGGTTTCGTCAGAAATGAAATTCACCGTAAACGTATTTTCCAGTACAATAAATGGATTTTCATTCGACCAGTCAGATATAGAAAATTGCATCGGTTTATTATCTTCAAGAAGTGAATAACTTATCTTACCTGCAATATTATTATTGATTAGGTTGTCCTCGTCATTCTTGGTCTCACCAGCTTTCAGAAGTATGGAACCCGTCCGAGCCTGCCCCATATTATCCGTCGAGCTAAAGAAGACTAACACTCGCTTGTCTGAATTATTTGTTATGGAATACGAGTTTCCTGTCTTCTGAAAAGCCAGAGGTCCCATACTGAGAGGTATGTCGTTTTCCTTTCCATTGCGGGCACCATTGAACGCACTATATATTTTCCCAGCTAAAAAGACACCAGTTCGTAAAGCGGAGAAAAATCCATTAGGAACTTGAGAAGTATGCTCTGACATGACAAATATCCTTAATAAGTTTCACAAAGATAAATGATAACAAGACATATTAAATATTTATTACAAGGAAGCTCAGTGGACGGCTGTCAAAATGAGCTAGCACTGCAAAAGTTAACTTACTGATATTGGTGTAAATAAGAAACTGGTATATATGGCAGGCGCGCTATTGTAAAAATTGGTCTACGGGTTAGATGAGGTATACCTAAGCCAAGATACGGTCCTTGAGTCTCGCCCTCTTCACTGTCTACGTCAGTAGTGAAAATCTCTTGAGCCACTTCCCCGCCACACTGCTTAGGCTCATGCATGGGTCACTATCTCGGTATCGATTCCGATGTACGAGCTTATCCAGAATGCGATCAATGACGCCAATCTGCCGCGCCGGCTGCAGGTGGATTTCAATCGGTCGCTGGAGGCCGGTGTTACTGTATAGAGATCCAGCCTAGGGTATAATCGAGCGGTTTTTTATCGACGGTATCAGGGGGGATTTATGCGGATATTTTGTCGGGAATGTGGGGAGCTGGGGCGCATCACCAAGACGCACCGCCTGAGCCGTGATACCACCGATCTGTACTGCCAGTGCACGGATGCAGAATGCGGACACAGCTGGGTGTCACAGATGTCATACAGCCACCCATTGAGCCCATCGGGCCGCACGACCAGCCAACTGGCGCTGAGCCTTATCAACTCACTCAGTCCTGACGGGCGACAGGCTTTGCAGCGGGAACTCAACTTGGGACAATGAAAAAGGGGCGCATGATGCGCCCCTTTGTTTTCTTGTCAATCAACTGCCGAGCTTCGCTTGCCGGCCAGCAGAAAGAGGGCGACAGACTGCGCTAGTCACCTCTCTTTTGCTGGCGCTATCTATGACCAAATTTCGAGTGGTAATACGGGAGGATTTTCATGCCCCGCATATTTAGCTACACATGTTAGTCAAACGTGACTTTACAATCACGGCATTCATACTTATCGAATATCATTCCATCGAGTTGTGAGCCAGCCGCTGCGCCGCCAGTAGCTCCGGCAACAGTAGCTGAGATATATCCTAACAACCCGCCAATGCCCGCGCCTATTGCTGTGCCAACCAGCGGAACAACTGAACCAATACCAGCGCCAGCAGCAGCACCAACACCCGCAGCTGCAGCTGCAGCTGCGCCACCAACACCACCAGCAACTCCACCGGCTTTTTTACCAATGTTTCGCTCACGCACGTTTGAAGATTTGCAGTTCGGACAATTCACCATATTAAGCCCCATAATTTTCCTTATAGCCTGACATTCAACATGATCACTGTAAAATCCATTTGAAGCCAGAAAACAATGTTTCCTCTCGCATAAAATACCTTATTTGGTAAGCCATTATCTTGGCCCTCATGCCAGCAATCGATCTGCAATGAAGGCTACTGTGTCGCCGCCGTTTGGTGTCATGGCGTCGGCTTTGGCCATCAGGTGAGTGAGTAGCACTTCTCGATGCTCTGGATGAACGTTGGCCAAGCGTATCCTGGTCGCCTCGGCAATGAGGTGGTGTACATCTGGTCTGCGTGAAGGAGAGCGCTGACCATCAGCTGGCACCCCGAAGAACTCGGCATTACTAATCGCCTCCAAGCGGCGCTCGACTGGTGGCAGTGGCCAGGTCAGCAGATCGACGGTATCGCGTAGCCGGTCAAGCTGAGTGCGGGCTTCCTCCGTGTCTCCATCGCCCAGGGCATTCAGCAGCGCCAGTGCATCCTCGGCGCCGGCTGCCGTCATGCTGGCCAGCCAAGCCGCTGGATCCCCGTACTCGGCCAGCAAGCCCCGTACATCATTGAGCTCAGCCTGGCGTTTTGCCTCCCGGCGTCTGGCTTCGGCTTCAATTCGATACGGTGATGGCTCGTTTGGTGATTCGAACGGATGCCGTTCGGTCACTTTCAACTCACCATCCCGGATGCAAACTGACCGGTCCCCCGTCCTGATAATCAACCCGCTCCGGACCATGGCCACTTCTTCACTACTTAGCCCCAAATGGAATGCATTCTTGTCGTTCAATGGATCCTCTGTAGATCCTCTGTGGTCGTCCCGTACAGTTGTTGCCAGAGCTCCAAGGGGGAAACCTCCCTCGCTGCGCTCGGTACCCACTAACTCGCTGCGCTCGCCCACAGACCAGAACCCGCTGCCCTTGGCCTCGGTGGTGTTCTGTGAGCCACATTTGCGCAGCACCCATTCCCCCACACGGGTTTGCTGGATGAGGCCGTCAGCGGCCCGCACGCCGACAAGCTTGGTTTGTGGTTCGCCGTATTGATTGGGTTCGGTAAAGGCGGTGCGGTGGATACTCAAAGGGCGTGCATCGCGCCGGCAGCAGGGGCCGCCCATGGCTTGGGTGAAGTTTTTCCAGTCCACTGCGTCGGCATAGCGACGGCACTCTTCCATGATGGGGTTGGCCAGTGGAGCCACGACGATCCCCTTTGCCTCTTGCAGGCGGCCAGGCAGGCGGCGCAGCTCCCGCCAGATCCCGACTTGTGGGCCTTTCAATGGCTGGAATTGGCGCAGGCCCCAGAGTGAGGCCCATGCCCGAACACGGCGGGCGCCTTCGGCTGCCGCTGTCTCTGCTTCCAGATCGCCTTCGTCGCCGACCCGGTACCCATCGATATTTTTCGCAATATATTTGACGATGTATCCCACTGCGCCGCCCTTCTCCTTGTCCATCACCTTCCAGTCAAAGCGGGGAGTGATATCGCTATAGAGCTTTTTGCTGTCTGGGTGGCGTTTGCGTTCCAGGTCACCTTTGTCATGACTCAGGGCGTAACGCTGCAGGATGCCAATCAGCCGGTGCTGGTGTTCTGGTTTTACCCAGATCAGCAGGTGCCAGTGGGGAGTGCCATCGTGGTGGGGTTCGACCACTCGAAAGCCGAAATAGTCGATAGGATCGGCCAATAGGAATTCTCCGCGCTTGACTAGGTTGCGATCGAGGGCAGAACGGCAGCGCTTCCACAGCTCGCTGATGTAGTGTTGTGCGTCGCGGGGGGATGACCCGTCATGTTTGGGGTTTTCTTCTGTGCTGTCTGGCCCGCCGGACTGGGATGATCTGACCGTCTTCCATGGGTGGAAGCGGCTCGGAGCCGTCCAGGTGAAGAACAGCCCCACATAGCCCATCTCGTCGGCCACGTCAGAGAAACCCCGCGCCCTGACAATCAACTCATGGCGGCGGTTCGTAGGGTTGGCGATGGATGCTTTTACCGCATCCTCCAGACTGATGATGATGTTGTCTTGGGCGTTATAGGCTTCCATGTCCTTGAGCCAAGCGGCCGCCATGCGTTGCCGCTCGATAAAGCTTTGTAGGCCCTGGCTGGAGACGTAGGCGGATACCCCCTTGCGCACTTTGCCGAGCAGGATGACGCAGTGCTCGCAATACTGGTCCCAGATCTTGCGCAGGCGTCTTGCCCACCATTTGGGGTCGAGCCAGCGGATAAGGTGATGAGCGATGAAGGTGTCGCGGCTTTCAGCCGTTCTGAATCTCGGCAAGCGGGGCAGCATGCCCCAAGTGGCCAGCGGTTGACGGCAGGCCTTCCACAAGCGGATTGCCGGCACCTGCTCGGCGCCGAAATCGGTGATGGTATTAAACAGCCTGGTTACCCGCTCGGCGTAGTTGACGGCCAGGCGTTCGCGACTCTCTTTGGTGCGCAACGCATCGAGCGGTTCTGGGATGACGTTCTGCACTTGGCGCAGGGTGGTGATGCGGCTTGATAGCCAGCGGTTGGCGTCATAGCAAATGACCACCCCCTTGAGCAAATCCGGTGCGCGGCGGACGCAGTAACCAACAAACAGCTCGGCGATCAAGTCACCTGGAAGCTGTACCCCTGGCCCGCCATTCTCGCGAGGGATCGGTCGCTCCAGCAGGTCAAGCGCCCAGTCCAGAGCATAAGCGCCCGGGATGCCGACAAAATAGCTCTTGATGGCCTTAACTCGGGTATCAATATCACCGCCAGCAAGTTCCCTGCGCTGAGCCGCTGGCAGGCGTGATGCTTCGAGTGGGCAGAGAGATACACGACGACAAGCCATGATGCGGCGCGCCATGGCTTTGGTAGAGGCAGCCAATTTCCAGGCAGCTGGCTGCCTGGGGGAGATGGGTTTGGCGTCGAACAGCTCGGCGTGGTAGTCCCGCATCAGAACGGCAGGGAGTCATTACAGCAAAGGTGGGCAAGATACCGCTCCTGGTGGGCAACGGTGTCTAACGCTTCGATACGGGCGCGACGCTCCTCTCTGCATTCGAACAGCAGGCGGCACAGGGCGTATTTGGGCTCAGGCAGACGGGCCTCTCGTAAGGTGAGGAGCTGGCGTTAGTACTGACGAAGGGTTGCCAGTTTTACCTTCGCGATGGCGGACAAGGTGGCAATGTCGGCCTCTACTTCCGCTTGTAGTGCTGAAAAGTCCGGGGTGTTCTCGGTCATCGGATCACCTCGCCCAGCCCGTGCAGAGGAGCGCACTTTTTCCACCAGTCGCCAATTTCGGTGGCAAGCGGAGTTTCCCCCTGGCCGAGTGCCAGCCAGTAGATGGAGCGGATCGCCCCCAGGGCGAGCACCTCAGCAGCGTCAGTGCCATGGTGTTAGAGGTGCCGATGTAGTCGGCTCGGTAGCTCTGCCAGTGGAGCCACAGCCCGCTTTTCGGCTGGACCAGTTCATTGGGTTCGGCGTATTCATCATCGCTGCTGTCATCATCCAGCAGCGCGTCTGGGCTGCTTGTGGTCACAAGCTGGATCTGAATGTGCTGCGGGCCAGACCATACGCTGCCCAGGCACACCCGATTGTCATCAGCCCGGGCGGCGAACATGTCGGCCAGCAATCCCTCGATGAGCTTGGGGGCCTGGCTGGCTATCTTGATTGCGTCACTCATAGCTACTTCCTCAACGCTTTCTTACGGTCAGTTTGTTGTACCGTTCGTGGGTCATCAGCTGATAACCGCTGGCCCCACAGGGCCGAAATAGGCGGTATCGGTAGCCCACTGCAATGACATCCCCACATCCGGATTGCAGCCGGCGAGGGCGTTTACAGGTGAGCATCAATGCCGCTTTTGCCTGTATCTGGGCCGGTATCCGGCCAATGCTCTTGAATCCTTCCATGTGTATTGCTCCAGGGGCTGCCGAAGCAGCCCCTTGTTGGCTTAGTTGGGATGGGCCGGGCGCACTTGCTCGGGGATGATCAGAGAGCCTTTCATCAGCCATTCGGCGTAATCAGACAGGCCGGGGGTATTGATGATGCGCAGCAGCAGGCCGCCGCCAATCTCGCGATAGCCCAGTTCGTAGTTCTTGAGCGTGGTGGGCGGGATATCCAGTTGCGCAGCAAACTTGGGACGACTCAGCCCCAGAGTCTCGCGTAGTTGGCGCAGGCGTTGACGGGTTCTGTCATTGAGGGCCGTCATGGACGGCATTTCAGTGGTGTGCATAGTCATGGTTAGGCTCCTTGATGGGCATTGAGACGATTGATGTGACCAAACAGAGAAGCCCAGACCAGGGCGTTAGCGCGCTGGCTCAGGATCGTCAGGTCGTTTTCCGAGTAGTGGGCGGCATATGGGCCAGCGATACGACGGTGCTGGATCTTGCGGTTGCGCAGCGCGCAGGGGATTGCTAAAGTTGCCATGTCAACTTTCCTTTCTAAGTGGTTGATAGAGAGCCCCGTTAGGTGTTTGCGGCACCAGTGATCGGGGTTTTTTCTTGCCCGCAATTTGCGGTTTGTGGGTTGTTGACCAGTGTCATCAACAAGCCCTTGCTCTTCGCCAGCCGGTCGGCTGGTCCTGTTACCTCTGGTTTGTCTTCTGGTGGAGCTATCAAACCGGAGCACCATTCTTCGAGGCTGACCGCTCCGTGAAACAGGTGTTGGTACCCAAGGCGACGCATGGCCAGACAAAGGGCCTCGCGGTCGCGTTCCCCGAGTGGGAATTCAGGTCTTGCCAGCGAACTGGGTAACTCGGCTTCATTGTAGATGGCTCGACGTTGCGGCTGATTGAGCTCGCCCCAATACTTCGCAACCCTGCAGTTGGCGTGGTAAAGCGCTTCACGCATTTCCGCCAGCGCCTTCTCGGCTGCACTTGCTCGTAAATTCATCTTTTCCTCCTCCTCACATCGCCAGTGCCGCAAGGGGCGACACCACCTGAAATCGCTGTTCGACGTCATTGATCAGCAGCGCCACTGAGCCCATCGCGGCGGCGGCAATGCTCATGAAAGAACGGTGCTCGTTACTGGTGATGCGACTGCGTTCCGTGAGCTCCAGGGTGCGCTGGCCGATGCTCGATATTTGCGAGTTGAGCTGGATCACCTGGTGGGTCAGGGATGGCGCCCGCTCGGCATCGGGGATGGCGACAGCAGTCAGGCCACACTCAAACAGCAGGGCATCGAGCAGCGTTTCGTCTTTGTCACCTGGTAGAGAGCGATCAAGTCGTCACCCGACAGCTTGTGTTTCTGCTGCTGATTGAACTTGTTGCGCAGCACATGGGCCGACATACTCATGCTGGCGGCCAACTTTTCTACGTTGCGATCCTTCACGAAACCGGTGCAGGCACTGCGGTAGTGGGGGTGTAGGTTTCTGGTGGTATTCGACACTCTGATTTCCCTCCAAAGGTCGTTATGGTTAAGCCGCCAGCCTGAACTGGACCGTGGGGAAAGCACTGGCCATCTGCTTGGCGATAAAGACATGCACTTTCACCATGACCAGCTCGTTGCTGCGGGTCTTTTCCAATACATCTAGCCGGCCGGTTTTGACCCAGTGGCGAGCGGTATCGACAGAGACACCAACCCACTCGGCAAACTTGGCGATGGGCATCAGCGGTGGAGTGTCAGGGGAGATCACGAGATTGATCGCGCTGACGGCCGCCGGCGGAGCATGCGAAACGGCTGGGTTGATATGACGTGGTGGCATAGGAGTAACCCTTACTGCGCAGGGCGAGATTGAGTGGGGTCAGCTTTCAGCTGGCCGCCAGTCAGTACCTCGATCTGGTAGGCACGGCCTTTGGGGATGGTCTCACCCCATTGAGATATCGCTTGAGGCTTGCACCCCAAGGCCTTCGCTAGTTCGACTACACCACCAAAATGGCTGAGTGCTTCTTCCTTCATCATCTTTCGGCCCACTTACGTTGATAAGAGTTCTTTCTATTTCGTTAATGTAAGTGAGCTTTCCATTTGTGACAACTAAAAATTCAAAAAAAGAAAGAAAACTGACGTAAGTGGCGATGTAATATTACTTACATGAGTATGAGCAACGTGATTAAGTCCAGGCGGAAAGCCTTAAAAATGACCCAAGATGAGCTGGCCCTTTTGGTTGGGGTTAGCCGGGTTTCCATCAGCCAGTGGGAGCGTGGCGACACTTCCCCTAAGGGCCCTAATTTTCTCAAATTGGCAAAAACCTTGGGTGTGGCGCCTGAATCTCTACTGCTGGGGGAAAATGATGAAGTTGGCTCTAGCAGGGGTTTCAACAACGTCGAACCTGCAGTGAACCCTCAAGGGAGTCGGGTGCCAATTCTCAGCTATGTGCAGGCGGGCCACTGGCGTGGAATGTGTGAACAGGCAACGGGCTTTGATGGCAATGTTGAGTATGTGGCTGCTAGCGTTGATATCGGCCCTTGTGGGTTTGGCCTCTGGTTACGTGGCAACTCCATGACCCCGTTTTTCAACGAAGGGGATCTGGTGATCGTTGACCCTGACGAACAGCCGCGGCCTGGTGATTATGTGGTGGCCAAGAACGGTGGCGAAGAAGCCACGTTCAAGAAGTACCGCCCCCGTGGTATCGATGAAAACGGGCAAGAGGTGTTTGAGCTTGTCCCCCTCAACGATGATTACCCCACCATGCACTCCGATCGGCAGCACATCGAAATCATCGGCGTGATGGTTGAACATCGAACTTTCAGAAAACGATAACAGAGCGTTAAGCCGTAACGACGGCGTAGCGCTTTTTATGCATTGTAGATTGATTCGGAGAGGCGAAATGACGGGCTTACCAAAAACTAGACTGTACATTTCCACCCAAAAAGCCAAAGGAATGACACTGGTGCTCGAAAATGTTTTTGGTAAAGAAGGCAATGAATTCTACCTTGTCAATATGGTTGCTGAAGCCAGCAAGCATGACATCTCCGCTGCTGTGATGGGATCGATAATTGGTTATTTCATAGATTATGCTGATAGTGATGCCATACTTTTTAAGTGATAACCGAGTTAAATCTTAAATGTGAAATTAAATATTTTGATAGGGTTGAGAACTATGGCTAACAAACAATTTTATCATGATGATGGCAATGCAAGTGATGTACAAGTAATTCCGATTGAAAATCTTCATTTGGATTTAGAAAATCCTCGTTTACCATTAAATGTTGGTAAAAATGAAAGAGATATTCTTGAGTATATATCTATAAATACCTCATTAGAGGATTTGATGTCTGCAATTGCAGAGAATGGCTTCTTTTATGGAGAGCCACTAATTGCTATTCCATTACTTGGTTCCAGCGATAATTTTGTGGTTGTTGAGGGAAATAGGCGACTAAGTGCAGTAAAAATTTTAAATAACATTTCACTTATTGAATTCCCTTCTGCCAGGGCTAGAAGTATTGTCGCTCAGTGCACAAGGCCACCAAAACAACTCCCTGTTGTCGTTCGTAAGTCTAGAGAAGACGTTTTACCATATCTTGGATTTAGGCATATTAGTGGTGTAAAACAATGGGACCCACTAGCTAAAGCAAGATATATTTATCAGCTATTTTCAATCTCTGATGATGAACTGTCATCAACAGAGAGGTATGCAGAGGTAGCTAAGCAAATTGGCAGTCGCAGAGATTTTATTAAACGTAATCTTGATGCTTTAGCCGTCTATCATAAAATTGAAGAAAATGATTATTTTGGAATAGAAGGTTTAGATGAGGAAAGCATAAAATTTTCTTTGTTATCAACGGCTCTGGCTGATGAGAGAATATCTGAGTTTGTTGGTATAAATGATTCACCTGATCTTGTCGTGGACTCGTCACCTATAAATGTAGCCGCGGTTGAAGAACTCACTAAATGGATGTTTAAGTATGATGAGGCGCGTGGAGGGACAATACTTGGTGAATCGAGAAACATAAGAAAACTATCTCAAGTTGTTCATAATGCCAATGCGCGGGATGCAATTAGGAAGGGTAACTCTCTAGATTATGCATATCGTTTAACAAAAGGCGCTAGTGAGGAATTTTTAGAAGCATTATATACAGCCGATGATTTGTTAACTGCTGCCGCTGGCCTCGTTGCAAATGCTGAGTATTCTGAGATGGCATTTAGTTTAGCAAAGTCAATTTCAAATAACATCAAACTTATTGGTCCAGCCTTAAAGGCCAAAAAAGGTGATGATGATGGTTTTTGATATAGGCGTGACACATCGTACAGTTCCCCATTTATTGGCTGATTTAGTTGAGTTGTTAATTATATTACGCAATGAACCTTATTCATCAAAAAGTGATGTTTCTGATTTGCTTATACGCACTCCGGTTGCTGCTGATGATGATGCCGATGTAACTTCTGAGTCATCCGCTGAATTGAATCAGGCTCACGAGGTTTTTATTGAAGATTTATGGTCACAGTTTTCATATCGCCAAACTGCATTTGATGATTTTTACCCATTTTATACTGAAGGGAATTTATTATGTCGTCATTCTGAACCGCCTAACTTAAATAAAAATAAAATATATATAGCATTACTTGCTTGCTCTAGGTTGCGATCTTTTGATAGAAACCTCAGATCTTCATGGAGTAAGTTATTCGCTGAGATATCGAAAGAGGCAATGAAGAAATTGCTGCCAACAGTAGGCACAGTCGAAATTTTTGATGCAAACTCAGCCGATCGAAGAGCAGTATACGGTACTGATTTAAGGCAAGCACTGAGAGTATTAGCTAACAAGTTATCTGCGTATGGAATTAATGAAAGGATTATTGACGATCAGTCTTCTTCAGGGGATGGAGGGTATGATCTGGTGGGTTATTTAAATTTCGATGATGCAGCAAGTGGTGCATATTATATGTTGGGTCAATGTGGTGCTCAGGAAAAAAACTGGCCATCAAAAACCCTAGAGTCACATCCTATTAAGTTGCGTGCCTTTATGTCTCTTCCTTATGACTCGGCGGCATTAATGTTTACACCTGTCTGTTACCGTAAAGCAAGCGGTGGCTGGGTTAATGACGCTAAAACATCTGGTATTTTATTACTCGATAGGAAAAGAATATTGTCATTGTTTGATGATGATTTAGTTGATGAAGTAATACAGACGCAAGGCTTTATAGATTTTACGACTAGATTTGATGCCATCAACGTTATATAAATAGAGTGGGACTCGAAAGAGCCCCCTCCTTACCATATGTCAGGAAGCGCACTGGCTACAGCATTGAACAATGGTGGTGGCACAGCATTTCCTATTACAGTGTATCTGTTCGTCAATGAACCACTTTTGGTGTCAGGAAACACTAGGTTCGGATCAAAACCTTGTAAACGAGCGGCTTCCCGATAGCTAAAACGCCTAGCTCTACCCTCATTCACGAACTGCCATACGTTGTGTTCGATTTTGGTCAGTGCAGGACTGAGCGGGTGCAAGGGCATATGTCGAGCATTGCTGACAATGGTCTTTGACAGCTCGCTCCAATCTCGACGGCGATCTCTGGACATGTAGTACCAATGAAATTCCCTGTCGTAGAACTCCCCCTCAGGCCATTCTGGTAATCCAGCAATTGCCTCCCGGATTGTTGTGAATGGCTGTGGCGCATCCGGCCCATGAGTTGCTAAGGGAAACTCGTAGGTCAGCCCAAAGTCATTGCGAATACCAACGATAAAGATGCGCTTACGTTCTTGAGCGACACCATAGTGTGCGGCGTTCAGAACGGTAGTGCTGACGCGATACCCCGCCTCTGTAAACACCTTGATTTGGTCTTCAAGCAGATGGCGAAAGTTTGCTCTGACCATCCCAGACACATTCTCAACGATAAATGCTTTGGGTTTGATCTGAAGTAGTGCCCTGGCAAACTCTAGATATAAGTAATTGATTTTTCTACTTGGTTCTCTTACGCCACCTTGGCTGAAGCCTTGGCATGGGTAGCATCCTACGAGCAGATCCGACTTAGGAAAATGCTCTACATTACGCACATCTCCTAAAACATAGTCAGTTTCAGGATGATTCTCTAGGTACACGTCTTTGGCATAGGGGATGATGTCGTTGGCCATAAGAACGTCAAAACCGGCATTGATAATGCCGGCATCCGAACCCCCACACCCCGAAAATAGTGAAACAGCAGTTGGCATAGTCTTCTCCAGTTGGTGGGGATTATATCGGAATTTTGAAATTGTGGCCACAAGTGCCCAGTTGCTAATAAGAGGCCCTGATGGGCTTTATATGGGGCCTGATACATCTCAAGTGTGAGGGGAACTAAACCAAACATCCTCAAACCTCGTCGATTGCTGTATAAACACACAGTAATTTTGTGGAGAAGTTATGACAGTAAGAAAGCTCACCGATGGCAAGCCAAAACCTTGGCTTGCCGAAGTGTATCCCCAAGGGCGTGATGGTCCTCGTAAACGCAAGCGCCATGCCACTAAGGGCGAAGCCCTGGCGTGGGAAAAGCACATGCTGGCCCAACCTTGGCAACAGCCAGAGGCGGGGAATGTGGATGAACGGCGGCTGGGCGACTTAGTGGCGCTTTGGTATGGCCGACATGGCCAGACCCTGACCGATGGCGACCGGCGTCGCGACAAGCTGAATTGGCTGGCGGAGGCGCTAGGCAATCCTATAGCCACTGAATTCACTGCCCAACAGTTTGCGGCTTATCGTGAGCGGCGACTTGCCGGCGAACTTTATGTGCCTGGTCAGCGCAAGCAGGTATCACCAGCCATTATCAACCGAGAACTGCTCTACCTACAGGCGGTGTTCAATGAACTCGGCCGATTGGGTGAGTGGGCTCATGGCAATCCGTTAGAGGTGCTGCGTCAGTACAAGGTACAAGAGTCCGAGTTGGCATTCCTGAATCAGGATGAGATTGAACGGTTGCTGGCTGCCTGTGTGGGACTGAAAGACTTGTGGTTGATCGTGATGCTGTGCCTCTCGACCGGGGCTCGCTGGTCAGAGATCGAGAAACTGACCCGCTCACAGGTTGGCATCGGCCAGCTTACCTTCACTCGTACCAAGGGCAAGAAGAATCGTACTGTGCCGGTGGCTGGTTGGTTGTTGGCATTGCTGCCCAAGCGCACCGGCCGTTTGTTCGGTGACTGCTATGCCGAGTTCGAAAAGGCGATACGGCGGGCCGAGATTGAATTGCCTGCGGGCCAAAGCACCCACGTTCTGCGTCATACCTTCGCCAGCCACTTCATGATGGGGGGTGGCAACATCCTGGTGCTGCAACGGATCCTCGGCCACACCGACATCAAGATGACTATGCGTTATGCCCACTTCGCCCCGGACCACCTTGAAGACGCCTTCAAACTGAACCCTATTACCGCGCTGAAAGATGGCGGCAAAATGGCGGCAGCGCTCACCAGCGACACCCAATGAGCCTCAGTCATCCACAAGCAACCCGCTGAAAATACTGCAACTTATTGATTTTAAATAGCTTGCGATGGTTTCAAAATCCGCCGGTGAATAACCGGGTCAGTTCGAGTCCGGCCCAGGGCGCCATTATTTTCCCTGTTTGGTCAAAAGGTTACAGCGCTCAAGAGCGCTCCTGCTCAAAGTTTCTGCGGTTGATAACTCTCATTCATGTGCAAATATGTGCAAGAGGCTTCAACCAATGGCAAGCATCCAAGTTCTCACTCGAAAAACCGGCAAGTCCTATCGCGTTCAGTTCATGCGTAACGGCAACCGTGTATCCAAAGTTTTTACCCGCAAAAAGATGCAGAGCAGTTCTTGGCTCAGATTACTGTATCTGACGAGCTGGCAGATGCCTTAACCAACGTCACCCTCACCAGTACCACCATTCAACAAGCTATCCATGAGTACCTTGAACAGCACAAGGGGCGGGACAAATCTGTACCACCGCGTCTGGGCTGGTGGGCCGAACATCTCGGCGACAAGACGTTGAACAAGGTAAATCGCCAGCGGATCAAGAACGCCATCTCGATTCTGGAGGCAGAGGGGAAAGCGCCTGCGACCCTGAACCGCTACAAAGCAGCGTTGTCAGCAGTCTTTGCCTACATGTGTGATCGCTATGACCTCAAAGTGAACCCTTGCCTAGAAGTGAAACAGAAGAGGGAAGACAATGCTCGCACACGCTTTTTGTCGACAGATGAACTTGCTCGATTGATGAAGGCCACCAAGTCGAGCAAGTGGGAGCGACTTCATATGCTGGTTCATATGGCGTTGACCACTGGTGCACGGAGGGGCGAGTTGATTGGCCTCAAATGGTCAGACATTAATTTCAACACGCGCACAGCTCACTTGGCGGTGACCAAGAATGGTAGTCAGAGGGTTCTATCTCTGACCGCTGACTTGCTTACTGAGCTCTCCAAGTTTCGCGAGATTGGTGCCAGCTTTGTGTTCCCTCATCCCTCTGGCCTCAATCGACCGTTTACCGAGTTTGATTACCATTGGCAGGCCGCGAAGAAAGCAGCATTACTCTCTGATTTCCATTTTCATGACCTTCGACATAGCTGTGCCAGCTTGTTGGCGATGAATGGTGCCTGTAGTGGTCAACTAAATCCGGACACTTGGTTGGCGGTATCCCGTCATTGTATTGATGTGGACGCCGCCAGTTGTAGTAATCCATCAGGTAATAACTGATATCCCGCTTTGCTTCCCGCAAGCTCATATATCCCATAGTCGGGAGCCACTCTGACTTCAGGCTCCTGAACAATCGCTCCATCGGGGCGTTATCCCAACAATTACCACGCCGACTCATGCTCTGGGTCATGCGATAGCGCCACAGTCGTTGCCGAAATGCCCTACTGCCATATTGGCTGCCCTGGTCAGAGTGAAATAGCACACCAGATGGGCAGCCCCGCTGCTGATAGGCCATCTCCAGGGCTTTGATTGCCAATTCTGCATCAGGTTTATCAGACATCGCCCAGCCCACGACCCGCCGGGTGTGTAGGTCAAGAACCGCTGCCAGGTAATGCCAGCGACCACCGGCCCAAACGTAGGTGATATCGCCACACCACACCTGATTGGGTTGCTGGACATCAAATTCACGGGTCAGCAGATTGGGGATATCCGGTCGTTCAGACTGTGCCACCTTATAGCGGTGTGCGCCCGGCTGTTTGGATGCCAACCCGGCTTCCTTCATCAGGTTACGTACTTTGAATCGACCAATCTGATACCCCAACTCCCGCATCATCGACATCAAGGCGCGGCTGCCCGCTGAGTTCCGGCTCGCTTTGAACAAACGGCGCAACTCACAGCGCTGTTGCATACGTTCACGGTTAATCGTCCGCCAGCGAGCCAGATAATCGTAAAAACAGGAGGTGGGAACATCGAAGGCGCAGCAGACCAAGGTGATGGGGGCTTGCTCCCTTAATCGGTCTATCAGCGCGTACGTGTGAACTCGTCCGCCATCAAGAGAGCAGTAGCCTTTTTTAGAATGTCCTTTTCACGTTCGAGCCGGTTGATACGGGCTTCCAGCTCCTGGATTTTCTGCTGCTCCGGAGTCAGCGCTTTGCTGATTGGGGTAGTGCCACTGCGTTCGGATTGCAGTTGCTGAACCCAGCGACGGAGCACGGTTTCACCGACATCCAGTGAACGGCTGGCTTCAGGGACAGAATATCCTTGGTCGAGCACCAGGGATGCAGCTTCGAGTTTGAATTCAGCAGTAAATGAGCGACGTAATCTTGTCAT